CGGTGAGCGCCGGGGTGGCTGCCTCGTGCGGCGCGAACGCATCGACGATACGCTTGGCCACCATGGCGTTGCCGTCGATCCCGGCCTTCCAGGTCGAGAGCAGCTGCGAGGTGCTGTTCAGGTCGATCCACGATGCGACGGTCATGGTCTAGTTCCCGCTCGAGATGTAGTTGTACGTTCCGCCGACCTCGCCGCCCGCGTTCGAGACGTGCACGGTGAAGCCGGTGTTGGTGATGCCGGTCGCGACGCCGGTCAGGCCGATGCCCTGGGCCGTTACCTGCACGTTGGGCGTGTTGTGGTACGCGACCGGGAAGGTGACGGTCGTGCCGGTCGGGCCGGCCGTCTGGCCTTCGGCGTGCTGCGCGAGATCGGGGAAATCGATCAGCGTCTCGAAGCCCTTGATGATCGGCACCGCGCCGCGCGTCGTGTCGAGCAGGAGCCGCGGATACGTCGAGGTCGCGTACACGCCGCCCAGGCCGGTACCCACGCCGATGTCGCGCGTGTTCCAGACGTAGCCGCCACCGCCCTTGCCGAAGTTCGGCGCGAAGAGCTGCAGCACCGCGGGCGCGATAGCCCCGGTTCCTTCCCCCGGCGCGACCGTCATCTCGGGCCCGGCATAGACGCGCTCGAGACCATTGGAAAGCGGCAGCGTGATCTTCGGCAGGATCCAGCGGCAGATCTCGAAAGGGTCGGGGATCGCCGCCGCGTCGAACTCTGCCCAGTCGGCGTAATGCGCCGCCGTGTACCTGTTTTCGGGCATGAGAACGCCCGCGGGATGCAGCACGAACTTCGAACCCATCGACGAGGTAATGCGGGTGGCGCCCCCGGAGAAGGTGCAGGTCGTTCCGTTGACCAGGTCGGTTGTCGTGGTGCTGGTGGCCGACAGATCGTTGTTGAAGTCGAAATACACCTGACAGGCGGACTTGGGAAAGGCGCCGATCGCAAAATTCTTCCCTGAGAATCCGACCGAGAAGTCATCGTAGCCCTCGTAGACGAGGCCGACCTGCACCGGCGTGAGCACCATGTTGCGCCAGAGCATCAGCTCGCCGATGGTTCCCTTGAAGGGCTGCGTGCCGTCACGGCCGAGGCCCAAGCGGAACGAGCCGGCCTGGGGGTTCACGACCCCGAAGCCGGTGATCGCGATCGTGGCGGCGAGCCCGCCGTCGACGTAGACGAGCGCCACGTCGGCCACGGTGTCGACGGTCAATGCGACGTGATGCGGCGCGCCGTCGCCCAGCGTCGCCGGCACGTCGGTCGTCGACGTGAGCGTGCCGTCGCCGAGGAACACCTCGAGGTGCCCGTTCGGCTTGGCCGCGAGGTAGTACCCGGAGCTGCCCGAGTGCGCGTCGATGATGTACGCGATGCCGGCGGCGGGAAGCGCCGCCGCGGCGACCCAGAACGCCGAGGAGAGCTGCGTGCATTGCTGGGTGCCGTGGATCGTGATCGGGCCCTGGAAGGCGGTGCCGAAATCGGCATGGTCCGCCGTCGTGCCCGGCAGCCAGAGCGCGTACGCGCGGTTGAACCAGTCGGGCGCCGGCTGGTTGTCGTACCCGATCGGGAACGTGCTCGACATCGTGATCGAAGTCGAGGCCTCGTTGGCCGAGTACTTCTTCGATTTGTCCCGCGCCTTGATCATCAGCTTGAAGCTGCCGGGCGGCAGGCGCTCGGAAGTCACCGACGTGCCCTTGGTCACCTGCGTGAGCGGGTAGGCGCTTTCCCAGCTCTGGTCCGCGGCGGCGGTGGCGGCGTAGCGGATCTCGTACCCGTCGATGTTGTGGGCGTCGATCAGGTCCCAGGACATCAGCACCCGCGTGCCGGTCTGCGCGGCGATGAAGCCGCGGACATCGTCCGGACGGCCCGCCGGGCCGTTGACGCGGAAAGCCTGCGCCACCACGTCGGCGAGCGCCTGGTTGCCCGAGCCGTACTGGTTGAAGCTCGGACACTTGAAGTAGAGGGTCGAGCCGATGAGCGCGGGATCGTAGGCGTAGCGCCAAACGGCCTGGTCGACGCGCACGAAGCGGTCGCCGGCCGCGTGCGCGGCGTCGGCCGAATTGAACGCGCCGCGGCGCAGGTAAGTGCCGAGCGTGTACGCGTTCGGGCCCGTCAGCGTCGCGGCCTCGAAGCTGAAGAACTCGCCTTCGACCCAGGCCAGCGTGTTCAGGGCGTCGGCGTCGTCCTGCGTGCCGCCGGCGAGCGTGCCGCCGGAGACGCTGAGGTCGACCGCGCAACTGTTGGCCGTGTCCGGGTCGAGGCCCGCGGCAAAGGCCGCGGTGAGCTCGCCATGCCGGGCCGGGCCGTAGATCGTGCCCACCTGCGTGTACGGGCCGCCGATGTCGGTGGCCACCCAGACCTGCGCGCCGCCCCAGTTGGCGGCCGAACCGGAGAGCGCGACGCCGATCTCGAAGCCGGAGTCCGCCAGCGCGCCCGGCATGTCGAAGATGACGGGTGCGTTCACCGCGGGCGCGGCGATGTTGAAGTCGAGCGCCGTGCCGGCGCCGGTCTGCGCGCCATAGGTGAGCGGCGTGGCCGAACCGATCGCCAGGTCCTCGGCGATCACCGACAGGATCTCGTCCGAATCGTCGATCTGCAGGATGCGCACCGGGTATTGCACGCAGCCCAGCGCGGCGTCGGTGATGCCGACGATGTCCAGCGGCTCGAGCGCGGAGTAGCGCCAGTCGAGCTTGAACGAGTACTTGTTGCGCGCGTTCATCTCGCGCTGCAGCAACACCTGCGCCACGCGCTGCGCGGTGGGCGCGTCGACGACCTCGCGGATCTCCTCGGGGTCCATCGGCTTCGCGCCGTTCGCGCGGATGTGGGCCGGATCGGTGGCGTTCGCCGGCTCGAGCGCGTAGGCGTTGTCGCGGTTGTAGAAATTGACCGTGACCTGGTTGTACGCGTCGGTGTTCGGCACCCGCTCGACCTGAACCGGGTCTTCGCCGTCGGCCGGCTGGAAGTCGTCGTCGCCGAGCTGGAAGCGCACCGTGAGGTCGGGCGTGTAGGTGACGCCGTTGGCGGTCACCGCCTCGTCGCCCAGCGGCACGACCTTGAGCTGCCCCTCGGACATGACCACGTCGGAGTTCGTGATCTTGAGCAGCGAGGCGCCCAGCTCGGCGGCGGTCTGCTGCTCGGTGTACGCGGGCGAGACGAGCAGGCCGGCCGCCGCGCAGTAGTTTGAATAAGCCGTCAGGGAGGCGATGCTCGCGGACGGGAAGCCGGCGCCGAAGTCCGTATTCGAGAGCATGTCGTTGAGCACGTCGGCCGGGTTGGCGTCCAGCAGCCCGAAGCCCTGCCCGATCCACGCCGCGCCGGAGACGGCCGCGGCGCGCTGCGCGCTGATCCACGAGCTGCCGGCATTGCCGTCGAAGGCCTTGCCGGCTTCGTACGTGGCGGTGCCGTCGGTCTGCCAGTCGCCGCCGGACAGGCCGCCCTGCAGGTCGGCCACGTCCGCGCCCGCCGCCACGGTGGCCATCTCGAAGCTGCAGACCTCCCAGCGCAGCGCGCGCTGGTCGAGGCGCGCCCAGCCGGAGGAGACCAGCACCATGACCTCGTCCTGCGGCACGTAGTATTCGTCGAAGGGCGCAAGGCCCTGGCGCGTGCCGCCGAATTCGTTGATCCAGTAGTCGCCGTCATAGGTGACGAGCGACCCGATCGGGTAGATCACGACCGGATCCCAGGCCGCGATCGCGCCGCCGGGCGCCGCGTTGGCGAGCAGCCGCCAGTAGAGCTTCGCGCTCGAGGCGGCGACCGAGTAGGTGTGGATCGCGCCGTCGTCGGTCAGGGAGAGCGTGGCCCGCGTGGTCCAGGTCGCGAGGTCCGGGCTGGACTGCAGCAGCGCGCTGGCGACGCGGTTGTACGCCGCGGCGCCCTGCTGGATGCGCGCCTCGAGGATCTGCAGCCCCGGCCCGAGGAAGAGCCGCAGTCCCTGCACCTCGAAGTTATAGTTGCCGACCGTCCCGGAATCGCCCAGGTCGAGCGCCTCGTGCGCCACGTAGGCGCGGCCGCGGTAGGTCAGCGCGCGGTCGGGGTGCTTGGAGACCATGGGCCCGAACGCGTTCTGCGTGAACGAGCCGTTGAACAGCGTCATGCCCAGCGCGGCGAGCGTGGTGAGGTCCTTCTCGTGCCAGACGCGCAGCACGCCGGCGATCGTGCCGTGGCAGAGCCGCAGCAGCACCATCGCCGTGTACGTGTAGTTCGTGCTCGTGACGCTGGGGCTGCCGCCCTTGCCGCCCGAGCCTTCGGTGGAGGTGTGCGGGATCGGCGTGAAGTCCTCGTACTGCACCAGGTTGGCCGGCGCGCGCGTGGTGCCGAAGATCGCCGGCACGACGCCGCCGTAGGCCGAGGTCTGGACACGGAGCGAGGCGACGACGGGCGCGGACTGGTTGACCGTCTTGCCGCCGAACAGGAAGCCCATGGGCCGCTCCTAGAGGCCTTGAACGCGCCAGACGCCGGCCAGCCGGTCCGTGAGGCCGACGCTCGCCGCGTCTGACCGCACCACCATTCCCGCCTTGCTCCACGCATGCAGGATCACCGGCCACGCCAGGACGATCCCGCCGTGCGACACGCAGCGCCCGAACCGGAAGGCCGCCACGTCGCCCGGCAGCGCGGGCTCGCCGTCGTTTAAACGCGCGCCGTAGCGGTCGAGCCAGCCCATGAAGCGTTCTTCGGAGCGGTGCAGGTGCCAGTCGCGCGGGTAGTGGCCGAGGTCGAGATCCGGCACCAGGCCCGCCGCGTGGTACACGGCGGCGAGCAGGTTGGCGCAGTCGACGCCCGCGCCCCGCACGCGAGCGGCGTGCACGTAGGGCGTGCGCTCCCAGGCCAGGGCTTCGGCCACCACCCGCGCGCGCGGCGTCATGTCAGACCGCGGTCTCGGGCGGCGGGATGAACGGCTCGCCGTCGAAGTTCGGGCCGTTCGAGAACTTGTTCTCGCAGGTGGCCTTGGCCAGGTCGCAGCCCGGGTAGGCGTTGAACGTGTCGCCGGGCGCGGGCGCGGCCGGCAGCGGCGAGAGAAGCAGCAGCGTCGCCGGCGAGCCCGGCGTGTACTTGCGCACCGTCCGCGTGAGCCCGGCGTTCGGGCCCGAGGTGAAGGCGATGTCGCCGAGGTCGAACCAGCCCGCCGGGTTGCTCACGCCGCAGTTGATCGCCCAGGCCGTGCTGCCCGAAAGGACGCTCGAGGCGACCGCGTACGTGGCCCGGTTGAGCGTGCAGCGCGCATCGAACAGGACGTGCGAGCAGCCGGGCTGGTCCAGCACGATCGGCACCTTGACGTCGAGCAGCTTGCGCGCGTCGTCGATCCGGCATTGCAGCGCGCCTCGGCCGAACTTGGGAGCCACGATCTGCCCGTAGAACATGTGCAGCAGGCCCGCGGCCGTCACGTCGACGGCCGCCTTGCCCTGGCCCACGGCCGATGCGTCCATGAACGCGCGCTCGACGAGGCAGGTGGCCCCGTCCAGCGCGCCGATGCGCGCCGCTTGCGCCCAGGACAGGCCCAGCACCAGGTCGGTGGCCTTGGGCGCGATCGAGAGGTCCAGCGTCGAGACCTGGAACCCGGTGCGCTGCTGGATCGCGCCTCGCGTGAAGACCGGCCCCGTGCTCGAGAACGTGTTCGCGCCGTTCTTGATGTCCTGGTCGAAGCTCGTGTAGCGCAGCGTGCCGCCGCCGTAGGCGAGCACGATCGTGTACACGTCGGCGCCGATCGCGTTGCCCGAGGCGAGCAGCGCGGCGAGCGCCGGGCCGACCGTCTTCACGGCAGGATCTTGTTCATGACCGAGCCGCGCAGCGCCACCTTGCCCAGGCTGTAGAGCTGGTACATGAACTTCTCGAACTCGAGCGCGTCCTCCTCGAACCGCACACGCCAGTAGTACGTGCCCGACCAGGTGAGCGGATGCGCCGCCGCCGGCGCCGAGGTGAAGGTCACCAGCCCGGTCGCGCTGACCGAGTAGTCCGCCGGCGAGGCCTTGGTGACGCCGTTGTCCTTGATGTTCGTGAGCGCGTTCACATTCTGCACGGGCTCGGAGAACGTGTTCGTGCCGCCGTCGGTGAGCGTGCGCAGCAGCTGGAACTGCGTGGTCGTGCCGTCGCCGATGCCGAACTGGTGGTCCGTGACCTGGTTGTCGTCCGGGTTCGTGTACAGGAACGAGTCGCGCGCCCCGCCGCAGGCGGTGAAAAACGCCCGGATCTTGTCCAGCTCGTTGTACGCCGCCGCCGAGCGCAGGAACTCGTACGCCAGCTCGAGACGCCAGATCGGGTAGGCTGCATAGCCGATGCGGGCCTCGGTGAACGAGACCGAGCTCGTGGCCCGCGTGCGGAACGTCGGCGCATGCTTCTGCGCGATCGCCAGCCCGATCAGGGCCGGGAAGAGGCGGTTGCTCACCTACCGCCCCGGCCGCCAGCCGTTGCGCGCGGCCGCGTGTAAAGCCTCCGCGATGTCGTTCTTATGCGCCATAAAGAAGCCTCCCGGCATGGGCACGCCGTTTAACTGCACCGGCACTACCGGAGCGGCCGCGGCCGCCGCCGGCGCCCCCCCGTTCGCGGCCAGGCCGCGCACCACGTCCGCGAGCGGCGCCGGCAGCACCATCTCCTTCGGGTGCAGCCTCGTGAGCGGAGATTTGAGCGCCGGCACATCGAACCCATTGGGAGCCGCGAAGATCTCCGCAGCGAACGAGGCAACCTTCACCGCCCCATCGGCGCCAGCGCCCGCCGCGTTCGCCGCCATCGCGGCAGTGTTCGCGGCAACCGCAGTGGTCAACGCGACGATCGCGGTCGTCAATGCGGCCGTGGCTGTGCTTTGGATCGTAAGAGCCGCAGTGTCTGCCGTCGCCGCAGTTGCAACGGCGGTGGACGCGGTCGCGGCGGCCGTCGTTGCCGTCGTCAGCGCCGCCTGAGCCGCTGTCTGCGCTGCGGTCTTAGCGGCATCGACTCCGATGCCGAGGGTCTGCGCGAGTTGGGGAGCGAATTTCTGGAAGATCTGCGCGCTTGCCCAGTCCGTCCC